TGAAAAAGCAGCACCTAAAGCATTTACACTATTAATTGCAGACTCTTCAATTCTAACTTCTTTTAACCTATCCCCTAGCTTGTCAATTAAATCATCCAGTATCTTTACATTGTTCTGGCAGGACTCTAAAGCAACACTAGCTCTCTTAAAATTACTAGCTGCATCCTCCGCATTTTCTCCCCATGAGTATTTAGAACCATTATCTATTAAATTTTGATAATGCATAACATGATCATTAATCTCTTTTTTAAGCTCTTGTGCATTTTCTAGTTTTAGAGAGAGTGTACTAATTTTATCCCCCTGTTGTGGTTTGACCCTCTTGACAGAATTAAGTAAGACCAGAGTGCTCTTTTCTTGTGCATTCAAACCTGTTACTGGACTTGCAGAATAGCTGCCACTATTGGCTTTTTGTAAATCAGCCCTAATTAATTTTAACCAAGGAACTAGATTTTCAGCAACATTCTTTTTACCTTGTACCAGAAAAGCACTTTCTTCAACCTTTTCTAGTGACTTATCTAATTCTTGTGACACCTTTGACATTCCATTTTCATACTAAACTTGGTCTATATAACCTTTTTTATACTGAAAGTTTAGATAGTCCATACTAGCAGTATATTTATCAAAAGGAGTCTTTAATAAATCAGCTATATCATCTGGTAAATCCTTTAAGGCATTCTTAATATTGTCATCAAAACCAATACTAATCTGATAATTATCAAGGTTAGCTTTAAAGTCACTAGTAAGCTCCTTATTAAGATTTACTAACTTCTTAGTTTCTTTTTGCTCGGTATCAGATAGATATTTAAAAGATTCCCTGCGCTTATTATAGCCTTGTGTTATTGCATTCAGTTGCTGAATATATAGTTGATTGGCTTCTGTTACTTCACCTTCCGCATTAGCAATGGCTTTAAGCAAGTTTAAGGTTTCAACTTCCTGTTCCCAAATATTACCTTTTTCAATATCACCACCAAATCCTCGCCTAGAATAAGCATACTCATATCCTTCTTTTCTTAATTCTGCCAGTCTCTTTTCCCTTTCTTCAATGTCTTTCCCCAACTGTTCCCAGCTTTCAGAGCCAGAGGCATATTGCATTACTGTATATTCATAACTTTCATAGTCTTCACCATATCCTCTTTTGGACATTATCTTCTTTAATGCTTTTTGGTAAGCATCTCCATATTTTTTTGCCTTTTTCTCTGCTAATTCTGTATATTGGTTATCATTCGCTGTTAGTTGTTCTTCTAAGTCAGAGGTATCAAGTCCAGATTTTTTTCTCTCTTTAATTTGATACATTATTCTGCTTCTCTGAGCTTCTAGTTTTGCAAAGTCAACATCAGAAAAGTTAATGAATGTTCCTAAATCATCCATTGCATTATATGCTTCTTTAGCAGAATCAATAACACTCCTTAAACCAGATAAGAAATTACCAAAGTTTCCAGAAGATATTGAGGTAAAGAAAGAATCAACAGAAGCTGTAGCGGCTTCCATTGTACTTCCCCAAGCATCAGACAGGCTTTCAGAGCTTTCTATAGTTTTATTAAAAGCTGCAATGCCACCTGTTAACACTGCAAGTTGTGGAATAAATTTAGTAATTGCTCCAGCAACATTTCCTATACCACCTTTAATCCCATCTACCTTTTTTTGAAAATCTTGTATCTGTTTAGTTGATTTCTGTAGGTTATTATCAAATCCCTTAGAATCTAACAGTAACCTAGTTATTAAATCATTTGCCATGTAGTATATTTTTAAATTGGTTTGCTTTTTCTCTTAATCTCTCTATATCACTGTTAGTAACTACTACTGGCTCACTATGCTCCCAAGGAAACTTAATAATATCTGTTACCTTTAGCCTCTTAGTTGACTGTGTTTGTGCGGTAATATAGCCTATTAATCTGGCCTGTTCCCATTGCTCTTTACTTCTCATGTAAAGGTTGCTTAGTAAAGGCTTGATTTCATACTGTTCCATCTAGTCCAGTACATACTCAGGACTCAAACCACCTTCCATAACAAGCATACTGTAAATCTCAGTAGCGGTTAAACTTTTTTTTTGGAATCATCCTTTTCCTCACCATTAAACTGTCCCAACAGTTTACTATAATTGGTAAGGGCTTCATTAAATTCACTGATTAATTCAGGATGTTCATCCAGATAATCAATGAACTCATCAAATGTATATGTAAAATCTTTATTATTGGCCAGAATGATTGAGTAAAAATAAATGTACTGGTCAAGTAGGCCACTAATACTGAATGGTTTTCCAGTTAACTGTTCAAAAATCATCATGGCTCTCAGAGTCACTTTGATTTTATATTCTTTATTATTAATTTTCATAGCTGTTTGTGTGTTAAATAAAAAAGAGGAATTGGGATATATCCCAACCCCTCTGAAATCTTAGTTATCAAGCAGTAATTTTAGTCAACTCACCTGTGCCAGTAAAGGTAGCAGTGTAGCTAGCATTATCTCCATTAGGTGCATTTAACTGCAAAGAAGTAATAACAACCTTACCTGAATACTGTGGAGCAGCAGCAGAGCCACTAGCAGGACTCCAAGGCAAAGTAGTGTCAGCAACATCCTTCAATGCAAAGATTACTTCAAGCTCAGTGCGGCCAGCCATAGCATCAAATAAATCTACATAAGCCTTACCTCCAGTTGCATCTACACTAAACAGGTTCTCAGTGCTAAGCTCCCATGAGAGGGTCTTGACAGCACTAGACTTCCAGTAGCCCACAATATCCTTGTGCGAAGTGTCAGAAGTCTCAGCACTGATACTCAATGTGTGATTAGTAGCACAGGCAATAGGAGTATAGGTAGGAGCCTATTCAGTTCCACCCTTAATAAAAATCATAAGGTCAGTACCTTGTGTAATAGTATTTGCCATAATTATATTTTGAATTTAAAAGTCAATGTTTGTATGTAAGAATCTTCATTATAATCCTCACTTGCATCTATTAATTGTGTATCTATAATATCTATGCCTTCAATAGTGCCTCTCTTAAAGTCTAGGGCATTTATAACAGTATTGGCTGTAGTCACAGACTCATTATAGGAGCTTGCAATAATTGAAACCTCCATAGTAACATCTGCATTATAAGCCATTCTGTCCTTACCAACTGTAGGGGAGTAAGAACTTCTTTTATAAACAACAAAAGGAAACTCTGTGCCTTGTTCAGCAATTAAAGGGAAACACTTAATACCCTACCCACTAAGGATAGAGTATATAACTTTACCTAAGTCAATCATCCTTTTTCAAATATTTTAGTAATGTTAGCGGATAGGTCTTTGTCAATGTCATTGAAAATTTCCTTCTCCTTTTGAGCTTTAGCATTCTTAAAGAACCATTTTGCAGTGTTTTTGCCTCTAAAAGCCTTTTTCTTTAACTTCACTCCCTTTCTGGTTTTAACAAACCTGTCATTAGTACCCTTCTCAAAGAATTTTAACCTAAAATCACTGAGAATACTGACTGTAGCACCTATATCCCTTTTCTTCCAAGCCTTGCCCTTGATTCCTGTTGATAAACTGTAAGTGCCACCATTCTTAGTAGTGTGTTTTGTGGTAATCTTTTTAACCACCTGTCTTAAATTGCTTCTGGTAGCCTTGACTAGTTTATTGGCAGCTTTTTGAAATGTCTGTCTATAGACCTTGTTCTGTTGTTTGGTATTTAGCTTGGCAAACCTCTTTAATAGCTCCTAAGTTGTTATCTCACTCATTGATATATTGTCCTATTATGGTTAACTGTCCTTTAATTGTATCATCAATCCCCAGTATTCTATACTTTTTACTGTTATACTCTATCAGCATATTGTGATTAACATTATACTGACTTCTGATAGTAAACTCCAGAATTTCATTATAGACTATCTCATTGTTCACATCAGCCCTTGAATCACCCTTAAACACTACTCTGGCTCTGGTTGTAATAACTGTCTCTTCTCCCAAAACTTGCTCACCATAAGCATTTTGTGTAATGGGATGGTCTATAAGCATTATCTGCTTATTCAATAGCCCTGCCTACATAGTTCTTATAAAGTGATAAAAGGTAAGTAAAACTCAAAGGTATTTCATGTGGGGCGGCAAAAGCAACACTCTCCCTGTTGGCATACATATTGCCTATAAATAACTTCATTGCATGGATTAAAGGAGCTGGTAAGGTAGAAGTATCTACCTCACCATTTCCATCTAAATCACACAAATCAGCTAAATTATAATCAATATGCTCTTGCACCACTGCCTCTGCAACATCTATTAAAGACTGGATGTAGGTATCATCCTCTGTAAATCCTGCATCTATATTCAGATGTTTCTTTACTTCTGCAACTGTCAAAAACATACTGATTAATTATTAAAAGTTAATTAAGACAAAGCTGCATCACTGGTAGCTGACTTGAAAGCATCTGCAAAGAGTACATTAGCATCAAAGTAAGCATTAACTACCAGAGTAATCATACCATTCTTAGCCTGAGTGTATGGGTCAATTGTAACATCACAATTTGTATTTCCAATGGAATCCTTTGGCAGATTTCTTTGTTCCTTTGCATACTCGCATTATTAAGGATTTATCACATCCTAAACAATTGGCTGCTTCGGTAATTGAAGACCATTCTTTGATTTCTTTATTATCTAGTGTCAGTTGAATGACTGGCTTAGATATTTTTAATTTTTGTTCCTCTGTAATGTGTGTCCCTAATTTAGATTCCCTAATCTTCTATTTTGCTTCTTCACTTAAATGATTACCAAAGTTAGGGTTATTAGCTCCTTCATAGCTTCTTCTATTCTTGACTGCTTGTATTTGCTTTTCAGTACCCCACTTAACTCCTTTAGTTCCATCTCCACCTGTAGTACAGTTATAACCAATTTTACTGTCAGTAGAGTTAAGTTCTTTAATATATTTAATTTCAAGCTCATCAAGTTCCTCTTTAGAACAATTCTTTAATATTTCATATTGCCAGAACTCTTTACCTTTATATTTAGCTCTTGCATTATCAATTGCCGAGCCTTTACTGGTATATGGTCTATTAAAGTTTAAGAAATCATTGTATCTTCTTTTTAAGTTTACTGCCTATCCAATGTAGAACTTTCCACTTGGACTTGTCCATTTGTAAATTCCTGTCATATATTTTCTTATTATTGTTAGTAATAAAAGTGTTAGTTAACACCACTTACTTTCATAAGTGCTTAGACTATATCTTCAGCTTTTAAGCTGTCCCCCACTTCCACCGCACTTGCAGTGTACCTTACTTCACCATCTCTGATTTTTCAGTAGTCTTTGAACTTTCAACTTATTAAGTTGCTTAGCTGCTGATTGCCCAATCATTATAATTTTCATACCATCAAGCTTACCTTCACAGATTACTTTGTGGTTTATAATGCTCTAAGGAGTTTCCAGCAATTCAAGGGATTTTAATTTGGGTTTAAAGTGTTTCCTTGGTGCTACTGATATTACAATTTAATAGCACCCCACTGGCCAATAACAAGGTTAGAGAAATCACCATAAATGGCGAGACCCTTACCTGCAATACCACCGACATTGCCAGTAACAAGTACCTTGCTACCATCAATCTCACCATTAGCAAACAATGACTGAGAAACATTAGCACCCTTAGCCTTGTCTCTCAAAACTGCTTTGAACTTAGGATTAACAATCCAGTATTTATCACCAAGGGTCTTAGCCTCTTCAACAGCCTCTTCAACCTCAGCAACCTTAGCCATAGTGGTACAAGAAAGAACTGCATTTGTAGAATCATACAAGTGAGCAGAAGGGCCATTAGTAACAGCAACAGCACCAAGGATAGACTCTTCAAGTTTGTTGTTGATAGCGCGAACAATATCCTCGCGGATAAGGTTCTCAACATCAAATGAAGTCTGGTTAAGTGTCTGCTTAGAAATGTTCACATAAGCAGTTAAGCGCTTAGGTGTCAACTTAACATTGCTGAAAGCACCAGCACCATCACCAGCTGCACCAGTCTCAGTAGCCCAGCTAACCTGAGTAGCTGCCATTTTAGGTACTTGAATGTCACCTACAAGACCTGTAAGGAATTGAGCACCAGCCTGAACAAGCACATTCTTTTCGCGGAGTGGCTTAACAACATCATAAAGGTCAGTAGCAACAATATCTTCACCCTCACCAGTAACAGTGACATTAGCGCGCAATTCACTTACAGGGAGCTGAATCTGACCACCAAATGCAATACCTGCCTTGCGCATCTCTTCCTGACCATTGGTATTAACAGCCTGAGTCAGTTCATCTAAATTCTTGTTATTAGAAATTTGATTAATAGCATTAATGAAAGAAAATCTCTTCTCCATAATTTTATTAGTTTTAATAGTTTTTGAATTATTTTTTACTTCAATCTCATCTTCTTTAGGTTTATCTTCAAATTCTTTAAGGACATCTTCCGGAATGCTTCTATTATAGCAGAAAGTGTCACTGTAAGCAGCTCTTCCTACTAAAGAAATATCATAGAGGCCACTAATCCTAGAAATGTCCCTTTTTAGTTTGCCATCTTCCTTGTACCACTTTTCTCCAGCTCTCTTCTCAGGTAATGTAAAGGCAAATGAACATTCAAATATGTTGCCTTGTCTTACATGGTAGAGTATATCATTACCTTTTTCAGTCTCAGGGGCATCAAAGCTAAAATAAACTCCATCTTCCCTAAGTTCAAGCTTTAGAGTACCTTCACCATTCCTGCTTCTGGCCAGCATGTAATCCTGGCTGTTATGCTCACAGTTGGCAATAATGTCACTGTGGTCAATCAATTCCTATGTAATGGCTTCTGGAAGGATTCTTTCATAAAACCCTCCCAAGTCATTACTCCACTTGTTAAAGACAATAGCACAGCCTGAAATGGTGCGGCTTTCACCTTCAATGGTATCAATCTTGGCTCTTGTCAGAAGTTTCTCCATCTTCATTATTAATAGTGTTCATACTAACATCACTATAAGGGATAATGTGTTTATCACCACCCTAAATAGGTTCATAACCTAGCTTCTCTCTAGCTTCATTAATGCTTAGAAGTCCATTCTGAACCAATGATGTATAATAACTAGCCTCCTTTTGTTTATCTGCCTTTATAATATAAGATTCATCTAGGTTTACAGGTCTATTGAGTTTTCTGCTAAATTCCTCTTCAATCATACATATATAAGGCTGCAATGTATGCAGTAAAAACTCTTGCTGTGC